TTGACTTATTGCGATTTCTTGTGGGTAATTTCAAACAAGTATTGCCCATGTCACTAAGGATTGTTAGCCGTATTTGGACGACTAGCATCCTGAGTACATATAGTGAAAATTTCGTAAACGGCATTTGTATGCCCCTATTCATAGCTTTCTTGCTTACCATCGTAGGATCTGTGAATAACATCAGTGTGGAGGGATCTACACTACCAACATGTTTGATGGTAAACATGTGCGTTATTAGTACCCTTGTATTTTTGATCAAATTGATTGGTCATTTATGTTTCAATTCATATGAAGTGGTACGGGAACGCGCATTTGGTATTGTCGGAGCAGTGAACAAGTTTACTATTCTCTTGATAGTATTGCTTCTGCCTTTAGCAGTAGTTATACTCAGCGCATTTATCATGTGCTTAGAGAAGAAATTGCTTTTAACTGTTCTTTTGCCATATATAGGACATGTTGTTGCCGTTCTTGCGGCATCCACTCGTTTTTCAACGAGTGATCACCATCTCTTCCTTAAAAACACTCTTATTGAGTGTGTAAACAATTTGACAGAACCAGAATTGTTGTTGATGCATAAATATGCAATTTACTTAGGAAGAGTGCGGAAAATAGATGATACGACATATCAATACATGAACCCACAGGGAGAAATCCTTATGGGATCATATCTACCACCTCAGTCCCAATCTAGATTAGACAACATCCTGTCAAGGGTCTCCAACCCTTGGTCATCGGCCAATTATGGAGAATATATGCAAAATCTAGCCTATGATTTGGGAAAGCTACTATTTAGTTTAACTCGTAGCAAAGGTGACCTTGATGTTGTAATTATAGCGTTGATAAATTTTTTAGATAACCGCGCAGGTCAGCGAGTCCTTATTCATGAGGAGACTCGCAATAGGTTCTTGTTAGCCCTAGAGAGAATAGCGAGAGATCTAGGTGCTAATGTACTTGAGGGATTTAAAGATACAACCCCAGACCCTCATCCAAATGATTTACCAGAACAAAAAATAGACTTAGAACAAGTTGCAGACTACGGGAAACTTCTTGTGGACTCATACCATGAGCTCATGGAAACTCCCATTTTTCTAAAAGTCTACAAACTATTTTCGTATACCCTAGCCTTCGGTATTTTCCGAGACTTTGGTTTGAGTTTTGAAACATTTGGATATTCTCGCCTTCAAGCTGAGCTTATGAAAAAGAAGTATTACAAACGCTCAGAATTTGCTATTGCACTGATTGATACATCTCAATTTATTTTGAGACAGGGTATACAGTCGGCAAAGACTGGAACCCTTGCTCCATTATTTCATAGTGGAGCAACGTACGTGCAGTGGTATGATCAAGTTAGGAAATTAAAAGATCAAAGCAAATTCCTTGACAATCCAGAAATAGCAGGTTTTTCCCTCTTTTCATATGAGGGAGAACTTGATGAAGCTATTGAGAAAGGAGAATCAATTGTCAAGTATGGAGCAGAGTATGCTACTAAGGTTGAAGCACAAACCCTTAAGCATTTCTATAGGGACCTTCAATTTCTGAAAGCTGAGCTTGCGACTACAAAAAGAGCGAATATGACTCGAAAACCACCTTTTAGTGTGATGTTACATGGAGATTCTGGTGTGGGTAAATCATACCTTAAAGATCTCCTTTATTACTACCATGCAAGCCTTCGAGGCTTGCCGAATGGTGACGAGTACAAATTCACTCGTAGTCCAGCTTCGGAATTTTGGGATGGATTTCGAAGCTCCGTTCATACACTGATTATGGACGATGTGGCTTATATTAAACCAGATGCCACAAATGATGTAGATACTTCTCTTAAGGAGTTGATTCAAGTCATAAATCCCACCCCGATGATGCCAAACCAAGCAGCCCTTGAAAAGAAAGGTAAAACACCCTTTCTTGCAGAGCTAGTGATAGCTACAACTAATATCAAGGACTTAAATTCATTCCACTATTTCTCACATCCTAGTGCGATACAACGTCGTTTGCCATTTATCATTACACCTCGTGTGAGACCAGAGTTTGCAAAACCTGGTGGATCTTTAGATACTTCTAAAGTTTTACTTAGAGAAGATTTCGATCTTTCTTGTGTTGATGATTATTGGTTGTTTGATATAGAGGAAGTTCTTCCACGAAAGTATACAAAAAATGGAGGAAACATGGCAGAAATTCGGAAAATTCACAAAGATTTGTCCACTGGTGAATTTTTACAATGGTTTGGAGGAGCTGTTACAGCTCACCACAAACAACAGGACAAAATGTCAGCCTCAGTTGACCGCCTCAAAGGTATAGAGGTGTGTAACCTTTGTTACTCACTAAATCATCTTTGTAAATGTCAGAAACAAAGTTTGGATCTGGTAGCGAGAGTTGCCAGTCGAAAAACATCTTTACCTGCAATTATGGCAATAGTTACATGGACGCTTGGAATATATGAATACCTTATTGGTATTGGATTCTGGTTGTCAATGCTTGTGGCCTTTGTGCCATTTTTGACTGACGATACCGTGTATAATGCAACTATGTATCTATTACGCCTTTTCTTCTTGAAGAAAGTCAACAATACTAGAGAAGATATACGAATACTAGGAGATCGAATACGAGATCGTATTGGATATCCTCGTCTACTTGTAGGCGCCGTGGGCACTACCATGCTCATGGGGATAATGTATAAAGTTTTTAGATCTAGTGTTAATCAACAATCAGAAAGAAGACCAATTGCAGATAATGAAAAAATTAATCCATGGAAAAAAGATGATTACGAAACAACAACCTTTGATATCAATCGAGGTACACTGTCTTGGAAAAACCAAGATAGGGCTTTTGTCAAAGCCAAACTTCAACACAACGTGACAAAAATAGACATACGTGGAGACACTGAACAATTTAGAACCAATATGTTTGGATTGTGTGGTCATTGGTATATTATCAATACCCATGCTATCCCCAAATCTGGGGATTTGAGTATCCAAATCATTCGTGGTATACAAGCCGATGGTGTCAATTTGTCTAAAACTATAGTGCGTAGGCAATCTGATATTTACCGAATAGGTAAATCTGACATCTCTTTAATATACATTAGAGAGTTACCGCCCGTGAGAGATGTGCGCCAATTATTGGCGCGCTCCTCCCTTCGAGGAACTCTCAAGGGATATTATTTGATTAGGAACACAAACGGTGAATATGTATATAAAGATGTCCATAAAGCTACGCAACAAGGTTGGGGCCTATGGAGGTCCCGTGCTGGAGTTTACTGGCAAGGGTACACAGAAACTGAACCCACAAAAGATGGCGATTGCGGTGCCCCGCTTATTCTGGAAACAGAATATGGACCAGTCATTGCTGGTATCCATTGCGCCGGTGACGGCGATAAAATCCAGTGTCTCGTAATTCCTGACGAGGCGCTAGATCACATCAGGAAAGTTGATGATGTTGTTGACTCGGGCGAACCGAATATTTCGGCTCCAGGTTTTGAACGAACAGTTGAAGATCTGCATTATAAGTCTCCTATTAGATATATAGAGGAGGGTAATGCCACTGTGTATGGATCATTCACAGGATTTAGGCCTTCGCCTAGATCAAGAGTCGAAAATACACCTATGTCGGAATTTCTTGAGGAACAAGGTTACAGTGTCAAATATACGAAACCTCAAATGTCTGGATGGAAACCTTGGAGGATAGCTCTAGAGGATATGGTTAACCCCATATATAAATTTGATCAAAGTATAGTGGAGGAAGCCAAAATTGGTTTCTTAAGCGATATTATAGCCGCCTTGCCTGAGCACGAATTTGATAAGTTGTGTGTGTATGATACATTCACCGCTATCAATGGTGCTGCTAGTATAGCGCATGTCGATCGAGTTAATATGTCCACTAGTGCTGGAAACCCATATAAGAAAAGTAAGAAATACTTTATTACTCCAGACCCGGATTCCGAACTGCCTGAAGCAGTCAACTTTCTTGAGCCAATAAAATCTCGAATTGCTGAGATGGAACAGGAATATAGGGAAGGCCGACGAGTGCAACCAAACTTTTGTGCGCACTTGAAGGACGAGCCCGTTACATTTGCGAAAGCTGAGCTAGGAAAAACAAGAGTATTTGCTGGAGCTCCCACTGATTGGATCATAGTGGTTCGCAAATTTTATCTGTCTTTTATTAGAGTTATGATGAGGAATAAATTGGTTTTCGAATCAGCACCAGGTGTTGTAGTTCAGTCCAGAGAGTGGTCTGAATTGTACCACTATCTGACACGCTATGGAACTGAAACTATGGTTGCTGGGGACTACAAAGCTTATGATAAGCGGATGAGTCCCGTATTCATGATGGCTGCCTTCGATATTATTATAGAGATTTGTAAACTAAGTAGAAATTTTGATGATGAAGAAATTCAAATAATGCGAGGCATTGCCACCGATACCAGTTATCCTTTAATGGACTTTAATGGAGACCTGATCCAATTCAATGGGTCCAACCCCTCCGGACATCCATTGACCGTCGTAATCAATTGTCTAGTGAACTCACTATACATGCGTTACGCGTATCATGTTCTCAATCCTAAGAGGGAGTGTGTTACATTCCAGAAAAATGTTTCTTTGTTAACTTACGGAGATGATAATGCTTTAGGTGTCCATCCGGACTGTCCTTGGTATAATCATTCTTCAATATCGTTAGCATTCAAACAAATGGATATTATATACACGATGGCTGATAAATCAGCTGAAAGTATTCCATACCTGGATATATCACAAATATCCTTCTTAAAGAGAACTTGGCGTTTCGATTCACACGTCGGTGATTATTTAGCCCCCCTCGATCATGAATCAATCGAGAAAAGTCTTATGACTTGGGTTAGATCAAAAAGCATTTGCAAGGAGGAACAATGCATCGCAATCATCTCAAGCGCTGTCAGGGAATATTTTTTCTATGGGAAAAAGACTTTTCTAAAACGCAGACAGATGTTTGTTGAACTTATTGAAAAATTGAATTTGCAAATGTATCAAACTGATTCAACTCTGCCAACTTATGAGGAACTTCTTGCCTTGTATGATGGCGTGGGAGTAGCAGGTGAACTGTTAGTCCCAACTGGGCCACGGCCTGGAGACCCTGGTTACGACGGAGCTTACCTCGCAGCTCTGGACGCTTGGTCTCCTAGTAAACAATAGAGGAGCCCTCATTTGAGGGGGACTTGGCCTGGGTAGCCATGTCCTAGTAAAATTACCTGCTGAACAAGAGAAAGAAAGAGATAATAAATCAGAGGACGGGAGTCCTGAGACACTCCCACGAGCAGTTAATTTTGACGATGATGTCTTACTGCAGGCATTAGAGAAAATCGTCAATGATTCCAGTAGTACTGAATCTACTTCAAGCCCTGAAGACTTGCCTGAGCAAGCCGACAGAGTAGAAATGACTGATGAAACACTAGTACAAGAAACTGGAACAACCCACCAAACCTTAGCTTACAATGATAGCCACATTTCTGTGGTTACCCAACCTGAGTCTGAATGGGATGATAGTATTAATGATATTTATACACCTACGGTTGAATTGAGAGATTTTCTCTCCCGACCAGTTAAAATACAATCATTCACTTGGACTGAAGGCACTACACTCGCTGCTACTGCTATTAGTCCTTGGGAGCTTTACTTTAATAATCCTGCTATAGTGCGCAAATTACAAGATTTTGCATTTTTACGCGCCAATTTGCGGATTAAGATAGTAATCAATGCTTCACCATTTTATTACGGATACGCTTTTGCTACTTATAAACCATATCCCAATGGTCCATATAATGCTGGGTTTATACCCTCTGCATTTGGAACTACGGGAGGTTGTCTAGCAGCTACACAGCGTCCACGCATTGATATACTTCCAGGACGAAACGTAGCAGGCGAGATGGTCTTGCCTTTTATAAACAAGCAAAATTTCATTAACATCAAAAGATTAGCCGATTTCACAGAAATGGGAACGTTGAATATCTTTTCAACTGATATCCTTCGGAATGCTAATGGAGTAGCAGGTACTGGCGTGGATTTTCAAATCTTCGCTTGGGCTGAAGATGTTCTTCTGAACATCCCAACTTCAGATTTAGCTGCGCAAGCAGATGAATATGAAACAAACGGCCCAATAAGTTCTGTGGCATCTAATATTGCGGCAGCAGCCGCATCTGTCACAGGCCTTCTACCACCTGTCTATCAACCACTAGCAATGGCCACAACAATTGGAGCGGGAGCAGTCTCAAAAATTGCTTCCTTATTTGGATATTCCAACACTCCTGTTGTTGATGATGTTAAGCCTTTTAAGAACTTGCCATTTCACGCTATGGCATCTGCTGAGATATCAACTCCTTTTGAGAAGTTGACAGTAGATCCAAAGAATGAATTGACAATAGACCCCAGAGTCGCTGGTGGTAAATCCGATGAGTTGAGTATAGAATCACTAGTACGCCGTTCTTCAGTTGTTCATATGTTGAATTGGGATTCTGTGTCCCCTTCGGGCACATTACTTGTTAACTTTGCAGTTACACCCAATATTCATATGGATGAAGACGGCACGCCTTACGATTTCAATACATCACCTTCTCAAAGATTTTATCAAACACCTATGAGTCTTGTGTCTAGACACTTCGCCTACTGGCGTGGAACCATGTGTTATAGATTCAAGTTTATTTGCACCCAATTCCATCGCGGAAGGATGCGTATAGACTGGGACCCGTATGCAGATAACCTCTTTGGGACTTCTACTGAAACAAATTTCTCAAGAATCGTTGACTTGTCAAATGATTCCGAAATTGTGATTAAAGTTCCATATATGCAACCCGCTTCTTTTTGTAAGAATACGTGGGTTGCTGGAGAGTCTTATATGCCTACAATCAACAATCCGGCTCCAACTTTTCCAGCAGTCGAAGCTTGTAACGGATTTCTATCCTTTACAATTCTTAATAGGCTTACAGCACCAGTTGCATCATCAGTTGTACCAATATTTTGTGAAGTATGGATGGAAGATGCTTGTTTTGCTGGTCCAAGAGATCTACAATCTCTTGGTATCTATGTAAGTTATTTACCTCCTCAGTCGGAGAGAGTCATAGCGACAGAGGAAAAACACGATATCCCAGAAAACTATATAAGTCAGATGATCCCGAGAACACCTGACAGTCTTTATAAAGTTTATATGGGTGAAGCTATTGCGTCTATGCGTACCCTGATGAGGCGACGCGTCTATTATAGAACGATTTCGTTTCCCTCAGATTCAACTTCGTTGAATTCTGTATTCGCTATGCGATTGGGACGCCGTCCGCAGTATTTTGGGTTTGACTCAAATGGAAATTATACCGCGCAACAGCTTGTTGGGGTTCTCACGTCCCCATTCAATTATGTAAATGAACTAGTAAGTAATACATTCGCTCCTTGTTTCGTGGGGGAGCGTGGATCATACAATTTTGAATTAAATTTAAATACGACAAACACTTCTGTAGACACTTTGTCTATGTATAGAAGAGTTCAAGGTTGGAACTCAAATACTTTTGACGATACTGTATCCTCAGCTGCAGCCACACCTGGCCAAAGAACGCGTATCCACATGTTGGGTACTCATTTTATTTCTAAGGCTGGTGGTGCTGTAACTAATCAAAGGACCCAAACGGGTCTTCAGGTGCAGGTGCCCATGTATTCTAGATTTAGAATGCTAGGTACAGATCCTACACTACGCAACAATGGGTCAAATATTGATGAAAGCAATGAAGACGGAGTTGGTGTAACTTTTAAGGTACAACCAATTAAGGATTCAAACCAAAACCCTGATAGACTTTATGTTGATTTCTATTGTGGTATTGGCACAGATTATCAGTTGATACATTTTATCAACGTACCTGTGGCTTACGTATATCCTAACCTACCTGCCGCTATTTAAAAGTGGGAGTCGCAACTTCAAAGGATTCTGGCGACTATAAATACGAATCCTAGGCTACGCATCACGTAGCCCCGTTCGGGCGGTCTAGGCAACGCCAATTGCTGAGAAAGAAGATCGATACTATGTATTGATTGCTACTTAAAGAGGTTTTTAACCATAGAGAGTTCTCAGCGAAAGCGTGAGAGCCATGACCTATGGGGATTTTGATCCTTGTCTAGAGCGACAGTAGTGATGATTTTTCAGTGAGGG